GCAGAAGCATGTATGGAAAGGGGCTGGCGTTTTACCCCAAGACTTCACATCTCGCTCTTCGGCAACGCCTGGGGAACCTAAAGTAGTAGACGCAGATAAATTAAGGAAACTAGGATTATGAAAAAATGGCTAAAAGATATTACTGGTATCACTGCTAAGGAACAAGAACTAGAAGCAAAAGAGCTTGAAGTTGTTAAAGTGCGTGATCCAAAGGCATATGCTACACGTAAGAAATTACCTTGGGTTAATGTACTTGATATGCAAGTAAACGAAGACAACATCCGCAACGGATTCTTCGAACTTGATTGGAACAGTTACTTTATTCAAGAACTTATTGCAAACGACTATGGTACTGAATCTGACAAAGAAGAAGATATTGTAGATCGTTGGTTTAGAGACATTGTATATAACATGTTAGCAGAAGAAGGTATGGATACTAGTAGAGACGCAGGAATGATTAATATTGTTCCTCTTGACAAAGGTAAAAGTGAAGTATCATGAAAGTCCGCATAGGTCCATATCGTAAGAACAGAGCCGAACATGTTGAAATAGAACCGTTTGACACTTGGAATATGGATTGTACACTTGCTATGATTATTCATCCTATGCTTGTACAACTCAAAGCAACAACACATGGATTTCCTAGCAATCTTTCTGAAGAACGCTGGAACGAAATACTAGATGAAATGATATGGGCGTTTGAACAAAAAGTAAAGCATATTGACCCACTTGATGTATGTCATGACAAATGTTCTAACTTTGGTGATCCGGCATGCAAAGCCTGTTTAGAAGATACACAAGAACGCATGACAAACGCATTTAAATTATTTGGCGAGTATTATGAGAGCCTCTGGGACTAAGAAAATGAAAAACTTATATTATTTTTTAAAATGGAACTTTAGCGACATGCAACCTTATAACAAACGCTTCCTTGCGTATGTTGGTACAGCAATCTTACTGGCCCTCATATTTGGTGCAGAAGCAGCTATAGTTTGGCCTATTGCAATGTGTATAGATATTATTGTTACTGTAGTACACGATCGATATACAGATTTTAAAAAGGATCAAGCAAAGATGTTAGACGATTTAAAAGGTTGACTAATCGTATAAAATCGTATATAATCGTATGTATATAAACAACAATAGGCAAACTAATGGCGACTTACATTCTTGTAGACACTGCTAACACATTCTTTCGTGCTAGGCATGTAGTACGTGGTGACATAGATACTAAAGTAGGTATGGCGTTTCATATCACACTTGCAGGTGTTAAGAAAGCGTGGCGTGACTTTAACGCAGATCATGTTGTGTTTTGTTTAGAAGGTCGCAGTTGGCGTAAAGATTATTATGAACCTTACAAACGTAATAGACAAGAAAGTCGTGATGCACTTACACCGGCACAACAAGAAGAAGACACAGTATTTTGGGAATGTTTCGACGAGTTTAAAGAATTTATTTCTAGTAAGACTAACTGTACTGTTATGCAACATCCGCAACTAGAAGCAGATGACTTGATTGCAGGTTGGATACAGAATCATCCTAATGACAAACATATTATTATTTCAACAGACGGTGACTTTGCACAACTTATTGCTCCGAATGTACAACAGTACAACGGTGTGAGCAACACAACTATTACATACAAAGGCTACTTTGACGATAAAGGTCATGCGGTAGTTGATAAGAAAACGGGTGAAGCAAAGGCTGCTCCTGACCCTGAATTTATGTTGTTTGAAAAATGTATGCGTGGTGACACTAGTGACAACGTGTTTAGTGCATATCCAGGTGTACGCAAAAAAGGCACTAAAAACAAAGTAGGCCTTATTGAAGCATTTGAAGATAAGAATACTAAAGGCTTTAACTGGAATAACATGATGTTACAGCGTTGGGTAGATCATGAAGGTGTAGAGCATCGTGTTCTTGATGACTACACACGCAATGTTACACTATGTGACTTGACAGCACAACCCGAAGACATTAGAGCAATTATTAACGAACAAATCAATAACGTAGAAAGTAAAAATGTTACACAAGTAGGTATGAGGCTTATGAAGTTTTGTGCTAAGTGGGATATGCAACGTATTGCAGATCAGGCTGCATCATTTGCTGAACCCTTACAAGCGAGGTATATAAAATAGATGGAAGTAAAAGCTTTATTACAAGATAAATTTTGGATTTTAGAAAAAGAAGGTGTACAAGTAGGTACGCTGTCTTGGGACGAAGAAAGATATGTATTTGCAAGTCCCAAGGAAACTAAATTTTTAAACTCACAGTCTGAAATTAAAGAAGTATTAGGAATTCACCTTTCTAAAGGTGTAACAATTTCTGATTCACCC